GGGTTCGGTGACAAAGTTCACGCTGCTCATAACGCTGAAGTATTTCTTGGAACACCAAGACACTTCAATGTAGGACTTGCTGTCAGTTTCTAAAGTAACTTGGGGGATTGAAATATATCCCCCTTTTTATTAAAATAAAGCTTGACTCATGTTAGGTTTTAGTTGTATATTCACACATGACAAATAGGAAAATAATATAGTTGTATCAAAATATATTCTACGATAGAAGATTAAACAAAATGCATGTTTGGGATGACAAGTTCGGTCACCAAACATTTCGTTATAAGAAATACGCTTATACTAAAAATAGAGGTGGAACTTTCATATCACTTTATGGTGATAGATTAAAAAGAATTACAAAATGGGAAAAAGGTCAGCAAGAGCTATTTGAGTCTGATGTAAATCCTGAGATTAGAGTTCTAGTAGATAATTATACAGATTCAGATGAGGTGTCGAATAATCACCGTACAATGATATTTGATATTGAGGTTGAAGTTACTGATGGGTTTCCTGATGTAGTAAAAGCAGACAATGTGATAACTGCAATAGGATTCAACGATCCACAAACAGATGAGTATTTTTGTTATGTACTAGATACTAATGATAAATTAAAATTAGGTGAGTCTAGAACGACAGTAAATGGTAATGAGACTATAGTATCATATCATGATGAGTATGATTTAATCAATGCTTTTTTTATGAAATATATGAAGATAAAACCAACCATCTTAACAGGTTGGAATGTAGAATTTTTTGATGTACCATACCTTTATAATAGAGCTTGTCACATAGTCGGTAAAAACGTTGCTAATTGCTTGTCCCCAATTCAGAATGTACATTGGAGTGACTTTGCTAATAGATATAAAATTGCTGGTGTTAGTATACTAGACTATTTAGCATTATATAGAAAATTTACATTTAGCCAACGTCCATCATATCGGTTAGATGCTATTGGTGATTTTGAGGTAGGTGAAAAGAAAGTTGCGTATGAGGGAACACTCAACGATTTATATGAAAATGATTTAGATAAGTTTGTTGAGTATAACTTACAAGATGTAAAACTAGTTAAAAAACTAGATGAGAAATTAGATTTCATAGAGATTGCACGAGGTATAGCTCATCTTGGTCATTGTCCATATGAAGATGTGTTTATGAGTTCAAGGTATCTTGAGGGTGCTATATTAGTTTATTTGAAAAAGAAACAAATTGTTGCTCCGAATAAACCTAAACGACCAAAAGTACTTTCAGATGATAAGTTTGTGGGAGCTTATGTACAAGATCCACAAAAGGGTAAACATAATTGGGTATATGATTTAGATATCACATCCATGTATCCATCTTGTATTATGTCATTAAACATATCACCTGAGACAAAAATTGGTAGAGTAGTTGGTTGGAATCCTGAAGAGTTTTTAAATAATACTAATAAAAAAACATATACTATAGTACAGGAAAAGAAAGAGATAGGTAGATTTACTGAAACTGAGTTACAGAAATTCTTAGATAATAAAGCTATTAGTATTGCTTCTAATGGGGTTATGTATCGTTCAGATAAAGATGGACTACTACCAGCCCTACTACGTAAGTGGTTTGACGAGAGAGTCGAATACAGAAAACTATCTAAAAAGTTTTATGAACAAGGTGATAAAGAAAAATCAGATTACTTTGATAGGAGACAATATTTACAGAAGATTGTGTTAAACTCTTTATATGGTGTATTGGGCCTAGCTTCATTTCGTTTTTATGACTTAGATAATGCCGAGGCAGTTACAAAAACAGGTCAATCATTGATAAAATTTACAAAGAAGATTGCAAACAGTTTTTATAACAAAGAACTTGGTGATACTAAAGACCATTGTATCTATATTGATACTGATTCTGTTTTCTATTCTGCAACACCGATAGTAAAGAAAAGATTTCCTAATCTAAATATTAGGGATGAGGATAAAATGTCAAAGGCTATACTAGAGATAGCTAGTGAAGTACAGTTGTATCTTAACGATGGTTATGATTACTTTGCTAAGAAGTTTTGTAATTTAGATAAACATAGATTTGATATTAAACAAGAGGTTATTGCTAAGAGTGGTTTATTTGTTACCAAGAAGAGATATGGTTTGAAGATTATCAATGATAATGGTAAAAAAGTAAATAAGATGATGGTAAAAGGATTAGATACTGTTAGGTCAAGCTTCCCAACTGCTATGAGAGATATGTTAAGTAAACTGTTAGAAGATATTCTAATGGATGTTCCTAAAGATAAGTTGGATAAGTTTATTATTAATTTCAAAAATAGTATGAAACTTATGGAAGTGGACAAGATATCAATCCCAACCGGAGTGAAGAACATAACTAAATATATTACCAACAATAGTAATAAATTTACAACACATAAGAAAGGCACACCAGTTCATGTTAAATCAGCTATTGCCTATAATGATTTATTAAAACATTACAATCAAGATAAACGGTACGAAAAAATATCCAATGGTAGTAAGATAAAATGGGTGTATTTAAAAAATAATGATTTAGGGCTAAATACTGTTGCTTATAAGGGATATGAGGATCCACCAGAAATCATGAAGTTTATACGGGATAATATAAATCCAAATAAACTTTACAACCAAGCTTTACATAAAAAAATCATGATGTTATATCAAGCACTTGGATGGAACGAACCAACTGATGCTACCAAAACAATAGAAAGATTTTTTTGATTTTGAGAAAACAAACTACTATATATATATATATATATGGTTATAATTAAGGAGAAGTTACAATGCAAAAAGAACGATTAACTAGGTTCATAAACAAATATCATTTAGGTGAAATAGTAAATTCAGTAGTGATAAATAGCAAGTCAGATAAGTTATCGGCTAGATTCATATCAGGTAATAAGTGTTTACTAGGTGAACTTAGTATGGAAAAATCACAGATTGAAGATTGTGTTCTCGGTGTATATGATACAAAAAAATTAATAACATTATTGGGTGTTTTGGGTAAAGATATTAATTTAACTGTTATCAAATCAGGAGATAAGTCAATAGCATTAAAAGTATCAGATGTTGATTCATCGATAAATTTTATGTTGACTGATACTGCTGTCATCAACGATCCACCCCAACTAAAGGAGATACCTGAGTTTGAGTTGAATATAGATGTCAATAAAACTTTCATGGATAAATTTAAAGCTGGCGTAGGTTCATTGACACCTGAAGTTGAAAATTTTACAATAATTACTAATGGTGATGATGTAAAGTTAGTAATTGGACATTCGTCAAATCAACATACTAATAGAGTTACAATTCCAGTTAATACTACTAAGGTTAGTGATATCGATAATGTAACATTTCAAGCTACAAACTTTAAAGAGATATTATCTGCAAATAGTGAATGTGAAAGTGCTACACTTGAAGTTAGTAGTGAGGGTTTATCTCGCATAACATTTAAAATAGATGATTATATATCTACTTATTATATGGTTTCAGTACAAGATGTAGACTAATGTACCTTTCTTACTTTGATAAGTTCTATGACATGAAACCTTATCTTGAAATAGATGAGAAAGAATGGGAATATGTAAAAACTACCTTTGATAAACAAGATGTAAAAGAAAGTTTAGCAAAGGTAGCTATGACGTATGAGATTCCTTATGCAGAGATATCTAAGAAAGATGCTTACCACCATTACTTAAAACTAAAGGGTATGAAACATACTGATATTTTAGTTGACGGCGAATGGTTTGCACGTGAGGGAACTGAATACACTTACAACCTAAATTTTCAAGGTAAGCCACAATACTTTAGAAGATTAAATGCTGGTAATAATTCTAGTAATTATTTTCAACAGAAGAATAGATGGTCAGTAGATGGTTCAGTTTCACCAGGCCCTCAACGAACTTGGGAAAGTGAAAAGTTCATGACAAGTCTAATGGGTTCAGCCTATTCATTAAAGATGCCAAAGATAACTCGTAACGTACTTAGAACAATGATTGGTTTGAGAAAATACATATGTGCTCAGTTTAAACCAAATGTATCTAAGGTATTGTATGATAAGTTACAGAGTAAAAACGTGTTAGACTTTTCAATGGGATGGGGAGACAGATTAGCTGGGTTCTATGCAAGTGAAACATCAGAGTATTATGTTGGTATCGATCCTCGTAAAGAGAATCATCCAATATACAAGGAACAGTCAGAGTTCTATGATAAACATAGAACAATGTTTGAACCAAAGAAAAATACAGAGTTCATTTGTAGTCCAGCTGAAGACGTAGACTTTACAAAATATGAAGATACATTTGATACGGTGTTTACATCACCACCTTATTTTAACGTTGAACGTTATAGTTATGATGATACACAGAGTTGGGTAAAGTATAAAGAAATCAACGAGTGGAATGAGCAGTTCTTACACAAGACCTTGAAAAATTTATGGTGTTCTATCAAAAGTGGTGGATACTTATTAGTAAACATATCAGATGTTTATAGTAATTCTAAGTGGAGTACTGATAGAGGTTGGTTGGAGATATGTAATCCAATGAACAATTTCTTATCAACACTTAGTGATTCAGATTATCAAGGTTGTATTGGAATGGAACTAGCGAAAAGACCGAATAGTGGCGGAGCTGGTACAGCTAAATCAAAAGATTATACAGAAGAAGCTTTAAAGAAAACAGAAGAAACAAAAGACAAAACATTTTGTGAACCAATTTGGATATGGAGAAAAATTTGAGTAATACATTATGGGTAGAAAAGTATCGGCCTAATAACCTAGACACTTACATTGGGAATGAACATCTCAAAGATAAAGTGTCTATTTACCTTGAGAGTGGAGACTTACCACACCTTTTATTATACGGAAAAGCCGGTACAGGTAAAACCACTCTCGCTAAAATACTAGTTAAGAACATAGAATGTGATTATCTATACATCAACGCTTCTGATGAGAATAACGTAGAAACTGTTAGGACAAAAATAAAAAGTTTTGCCTCAACAATGGGTTTCAAGGATTACAAGATTGTAGTCTTAGATGAGTGTGATTACATCACACCTAATGCTCAAGCAGCTCTTCGTAATCTGATGGAGACATTTAGTAAACATTGTAGGTTTATTCTAACTTGTAACTTTGTGGAGAGGATTATTGACCCGATACAATCTCGGTGTCAATCGTTTCAAATAATACCACCATCAAAGAAAGAAGTCGCGAAACATATACATGATATCCTATTAAAAGAAAATGTGATGTCTAACATAGAAGACTTAAAGGTTCTAATCGATAGTGGCTATCCTGATATTCGTAGAGTAATTAATGCAGCTCAAAGAAATGTGGTCAAGGGTAAATTAAAGTTAGACATCACAAGTATCATACAGAATGATTACAAGTTAAAGTTATTAAAGATTCTGAAAACACAAGACAAGAAGAATGCATTTAAAGACATACGACAACTTCTATTAGATAATAAGATTACAGATTTTGCTGACTTATTTAGATTGTTATATGATGAGGTTGATGATTGGGGTAAAGGTCATGTTGCAGAATGTATCTTGATTATAGCTAGGTATGAACTGTCAGATGGACAAGTACCAGATAAAGAAATAAATGCTATGGCAATGTTAATAGAACTATTAGGAGTAATAAAATGAGTACAAAACCATTGAAACCAATAAAACAACCACAAAAACAAATAAATATCAAAGATACCGAATCATTGAAGTGTGATGACTGTAGTAATTATTTGTTTATCAAGTCATATTTCATAAGAAGAATATCAGCTCTGATGTCACCTAACGGACAAGAAGCTATGATACCGATAGAAGTTTTCAGTTGTGGTAACTGTGGTAAAGTTCCAGATAACATGATGCCAAAGGGTGATGAGTAAGAAAGATAGTGGAGCTGGTAAAGGTGACAAGTTACGAAGGGGAATAACTCAAGATGAGTGGAATAAAAAGTGGGAAAGCATCTTCGGTAAAAAAGAAGAGTTTGTTCGACCATATAAATCAAATAACAGCGGTTCAAAATCCTAATTATTGGGAAGAGATTGCAGAAGAAGATAAGAAGTCATTCTCAAATTACATGGTCAATAGATTTCTGTCTATGAAGCCAGAGTGGATTGAACTAGTAAATGAATTACAAAAATATAACTTAAAACCAAAAGAGTTATATAAACTATACATCAATGTATTACCAAAAGGTAAGCAATGGTTAAAATACACAAAGGGGAAAACTGATATGAAGTATCCAGAATGGTTAATTAATATTATGAGAAACAGCGATTATGGTAGTAGAAAAGAAGCTATCGAGGCTATCGATATGTTAATGCTCACAGAAGGTGGTATGATGGAATTGGGTGAAACTGCTAGAAAATGGGGAATAGAAGAACGTAAGATACACGCAGCTGGTCTTAATGTCGTTGGTAGCATCAATCCAGGAAATATGTAAAAAAACTCTTGACTTGTATACACTTTTATGTGTATATTTAAATGTAAATTGGAGAGAAATATGAAGGTTATAAAAGATACACCAAACGGAACATCTAAGAATGATGTTGACATCGTATCTCAAATGGAAAAAGAGTGGCCAGAGATGACAACAGAGTTTCGTAGATTACAGAAAGAACAATACGAATTGTTTCTACA